GTAATTGGACAGGTGTCCCTATACTATCATGAGAAACCCGCACACTGCGGGGAAAAACTCAGGTGTTTTACCTATTTCTAATAATGTACAAGGATCTTTATAGAACCTAGTCCTGTTTAAAACTGCTGGACTTGCGTCGTGCATAGGCACGAAACAAGTACCATACATAAAGTATGAGTTCCGTGCAGGACACGCACCCGAAGGTGACCCCTCGTCCATGAGAGGATTTACGGTCAGTTATACCAGTGTCGGGGACACTAGAAAGGGCTGACACCCTTGAAAGCAATAGAATGAACTATCTTCTGCTAAGGCGGACATAGACAATATTGCTAGTTTTGATCCATTTGCCACAGTTGCCACACTGTGATCAAGATCCTCCACAAAAGGGAATACGGTAGTGGCATTCACTGTGGAATTTGGCCGCCGACATAAAGCAAAGCGACCAGCCCTATAAAAGGGCAGTTCTACTTCCACTGCAGGGTTCATCCTAGTGGGTGACCATGCATACCCCTGCAACCCAGAGGGAAACAGGGACAAAAACTGGGAAGCTAGAACCGTGGCGGTCGTTCCTATTGTGGTGAGAGCCAGACCAGAAGTAGACTTAAATGTCGATTCGCGTGTAACTGCAATGTTGGTGGGGAAATCCCCAGCAAATTGATTCACGTAATACTTCCGCCTGACGCCACCTCTATATGCGAGGAACGCCATGGTCATGTATCTAGCATAACCAGTCTGAGCGTTATTGTAAAAGTTTGGCGTAGTGCCGGATGTACCATATGGAGTATAACCAAACTTCATAGGAAAGTCGGTCTGTCTAAAGTTGACGATGGAAGTGGCTGTGTTAGCAATATAGACAAACTCTGTGAAATACCTTTTCAACAGAGATCTAAAAGACTTAACAGACTCACCCATGTAAACTAGAGCTGTTGGATCTGAAAGAGGTGCACATGGTACGAACTCATCAGTGTTTGCTGCCATTTCTGGCGCATTCTCAACCAACTCAGTTTCATGTTCCACGTCTGACTGTGGGACTATAGTAGTGCCATCTGTGGGCGACAAATAACGTATAGTATCTGCGGGAGCAGCGAACTCGGCGTCATCGCACATAGAAACAAACACATTGATCTGGATGTCATTGTTAACACTGCTATTGGGCGTTGCCAACTCATTGAGCACATTGACCGACAAAACACCGTTGGCGTATGCCACAGAATTGGTATAAATACCAGCCCTGTATGTGATAAGTCCCTGGGCCAGAGTGCCCAGTTCCAGCCAAGACTTAGGTTGCCCCCAAGAAACATCAATGACAAAGTCTCTCTCATTACTTATGTCAACAATCTTGGTGTAGGCCACATTACTCTCAGTGACACCGTTGCTCTTTACAGGATCCCACACAAACCTAAGTCTACCCTTATGATACTGTGATGCCACTATCTGGAATCGATATCTCATAGTGCCCCGCCAATACTTAAAAGGTAGAGCTGCGAACAAACATGCGGGTATAGTATACGCAGTGCCCAGCGGAACAGTGTCACTTTGGCAATACAAAGGGGAAACACGCATATTGTACAGCAAGGTATCGATAGTCGCACCAGTACCCCACGAGAAGGTAGTCAAATACGATTCACGAGACGCAATGCTTGCTAAATCTAATGTGTCGGTGCTATCAACACCAACGATCGATGGATCTATAGATAGCTCCTGCTTAGAATCTACGGTGAGCTTGCAAGAAGCATCACCGACGTCTGTCACAGCAAGAGACCCCAGAGGTCGATTGTTCATGAATGTCGCTGGTTCTAGCTGCACTGGTCGGGAAAACCCGAACATCTTTGCAACACTCGCTAAAGCACCAGCGGCAATCTCAGTAGCCTTCATGTAAGGTCCTATCATGGGCGCACCACTCAGCTTGCCCGCTGTGCGGGCCACTGAAGTGGCCATAGAGGAGACTGGACTAGATCCATACTCATCCCCAGATTGTGGTGTGATAGCAAGAATATCCTGCTGTGTGGGTGCAGAAAGTTTGACATCAGTCATCCATGCATACACGTTGATGGTGATAGGGCTGACAGCTCCGTTAGCATGCTTCAGCGCATTTATCTCCTGCAACTGGATAACACCCATCTGGTCGTAATCGCCAGCGGTGAGATCCAACATGTCATAAGGCCAAAAGAAGGGCAATGTCATCTCCCCGCCCTGTGATTCACAGGGATCGAGAAAGAGCTTCATGCGTTGTGAGTTACGCATGAGCGATGACAATGTGGTTTGTGAGTTATAGTAATCTACATCTGCTAAGTGCATAGGGAAGTAGGAGGCCATAAGTCTACCATAGTAGAAGCTATTGCCGTTAACCATGAACTTTACGTGTAACTTACCCGACATTAACTTGTAATTGGACATCCTGTTTGATACTCTGGGATTGGATATGAACAGGGTCCAAGGGTTGAAAGTGTCACTACTAAAAGTAACACCTGGAGTGCGAGTAATAGTATATATGGGAATGGGACGAGCAAAGAAATCACTAAGGGATATGTCATCGTGAACAGTAACATCACGAGTGGAATCATGTCTGGATGACATATCTGTGGACCATTGTGCTGGTCCATCACGAAAAGTTACAGTGTTACTATTCATGACAGAAGTTGTGTTGCCCACCTTATAGGTGGTAGGCGTACCCATGTTAGTTTTGGTTTCAGTAACGAAGTATTACACAGACACATATATCGTTATAGTGTGCCCGTGAGCTATCTCTAATGTGCGGCCACACAGACGTAAATACGCCATGCCCTAGAGAGGGCTACCTTACTAGACTAAGCCTCCATGGTACAGAGTGGTAGCTGTATGCTGTACTTAATGTGGTATCCATAAATCTAGTGGTCTATTTAACAAACCCGCGTGCCGGCGGGCGGAACATTTCGCATAAGCCAAGTAGTTCCAGCACTGCCTGTCGAGGATCGACAGGTACCCCCAAGCGGGACCGCTATGGTTGTGTGTCCGTCTCGTACACTGGAAATAGACAAGGTTAGGCTGCTAAGAACCATTCCTCTAACTCAGTGTATGTCTGTAGGCGACAGTTGGACAGAAAGTGAGTGACACCATGCTTCTCAGCCAAGGTTGTCATCATATCACGCCTGGCATCAAAGACTTCCTCGCCAAACATGAAGTACTCTCTGTTAGCTGCCAGCAGCAACTGTGCATGCTGCTCTCTGACATCAATAGCACTAGACTCTACATATGTGTGGAGAGTTTTCATCAGAGATGCCTCCTCCAAAGGACAGAGGTATCTTCCATACTGCTCAGACCACACCCAGCTCCTCTTCAAAAAGGTGCACTGCTCAATGTCTACATAGGGCACACTCACAGCATTCTTATCTGCCATGGTATAAGTCATACCCCAATCACTCAGAGCCTTAGCTATGCTAGTGTGGTTAAACCATGGGATGGATGCTTTGACACTCATCAGATTGTCATCGCCATATGTGACCAAAGCCACATAAGCGTTGAAAGCCGGTGTGATCCCGGCGTCTCCATGTACTTTCCACAAAGCAAAGAATACACATCTCATATAGAGTGAGTTCGCAATGCTGTTGATGATGACCGTCAATGCATGCCCTGATGGATTGCTCGAAGTAAGCCCAATCCATTCACCAAAGGTGTCATAACACCCGGCTACTGTCTCAGTGACAAGGCCTACAATGACTCTCATAGAGAAGTCATCATATCCTGCCATTCTGCACAGCGCCATCAAAACATCAAACGATGCTCTGGTGATGGCAATCTCCATTTTCTGGTCATAGAACTTGTAGTCACCAGCAACCATGCGTGACTTGCCATATGTGGTCACATACTTTCGCAACTGTGTCCACTGTACGCCATAAGGGTTGATGCCCACTGCTGTCTCAAACAACAGAGGGTGCTGCTGCATGAACATGCTCATAGGCAAGAAGTACTTTCTCATCAAATACAAGTACGCAAAGGGCGAGCCCACAAAGACTCGCACCTTGAGCTTTCCAATGCTGACAGGCTCATCCTTGAGATTACACCTGTGAGCAACGTATGCTCTCTTGCCGCTAGCCAAAACCCGTTCTAGCTCAGCTATCTCATCCTTCAAGGACTGAGGTATCTCAACTGGGTCGGCCACACGTTCTGTGGGCACACCAGTCTTTTCCAAAAACTTAGACTTTGGTGTGCAGTATGGAATGCCCATGCTGGTGGCCCTGTTGATAGGGTCACAGCCTTTAACGCCGTTGATGCCATTGAGGATAGCCTCGTGATCCAGTGGTTTCAGCTCTTCAAGCTTCCACTCGGGATGGGCTTTTATCTCACCAACAAGATGCTGCACATAGTCGTGCAATGCAACCTTGATGTATGGGGCCTCAACAACACTGGGCACACTCGCATTCGTCAGCCACATGTTTCGTGGAACATATGTATTTATCATAGATGGTGCTTCATGCATGCGTGCATAGCCAAACTCATCCAGATCATGTGTCCACAATGTGGTCTTCACGTTGCTCCTAAAAGTGCGCCGTGGCGCTGTATTGCTGCCGTAGACATCATAGTCTCCACTGACATATACGGCCGTTGACCTACTATGCATTTGGGGCGAGTACTGGAATGGTGTTCCAGGAAAACTCAACCTAGCGGCAAAGTCACTTGTCTCATTCATAATAGAATGCGGCACTATGTCATCATGCATAGACGTCATAGCTGACATCAAAGACTCTCTATCTATCTGGCAATAAACACCCCGCTGAGTGCCTGTAGCACCAGCAGAATGAAAGCCAATCAGCATGGGTCCTGATGTGCGATCAGTAATGATTGGGCAACCACACATTCCGGGAAATGTCCTCACCGGCGATATGTAATTGCCCCCAGCATACTCCAAGCCATAGGCTGGCATGGATATCTGGGCACTGTTGCAGTTAACTGGCGCAACTCCAGTGTCAATCTTGACATTGACAGTAGCATCGGTCATTTCCTTTTCTACTGCCATATGAACCAAGAGACCAGCACCAGACTTTATGGGTATAGCATTCATTTCCTTAGTAGGAATCATCATACGCAAATCCCTCTGGTCAGCTATAGAAGCTGATCTAATGACTGCGCAATCGCTATTGCCAATTCTGGCCCACTGGCCCTCAATGCTAATGATCTTCATAGCATTGGTGGCATTGGTGGATGTTCTATACAGTCTCATGTATTTGTAACCCTCCCTGACTATGTGCCAGGGGACAATGATGTGTTCTGAGCATATGGGCAAAACAACGCTGCAAGCAGCATTGAAGCCTTCATCACGTGTCTTGCTAAACCTAGCAAACCAAACACACCTCTGCAGAACACCTCCCAGCTGCTCACTGGAGGTAGTTTTCAAGTCAAAATTGACTTGATTGGGCTTCTGGAAGACGGTATTGTAGATGTTCCTCACATCACTCACACCATCAGGTCTCAGCGTGGTATCAGGCTTTGAATCAACAGCTCCTTGAGGAACCGGTGATTCCTTAGACCACGCCTTGTAACCAGCATACATGAGAGTGGCCACTGTGGCTATCGCCACTATGCCACCCACACCTTTGGCAGCATCTGCTACACTAGTGTTTGACACTAGTTTCCTCAGTGTGCGCCTCAGTGGTTGGCGTGCTATTGTCTCAACTCTATATATCAAGATGAGTAGCGTCCACACTGCATTGGCTGCAAGTCCTGTTATGGCGGCACCTGAAAGAGTGAAGCCAACTAAGGAAAACATGCAGAACCATGCCATAGACATGCAGACATACAAGAAGCACATCGCTGGTGAGGCTGTTCTAACAAGTACGCCTGCCGCAAGCATGCGCCTAGTTATCCACATCTGGCGATTGATCCATTCATTAAGTTTGTGACCACTCCAGAAGTTGAGAGCTCCTACAGAGCCATTCTCCTCATACTCAGCGCGCGTAGCGCCTATAAGGTCTCGCTTTCTGGCAGCAGACTCACTTATGTAGTCCCACATACCTGCCTGAGGCTCATTCTCCTTCTGCTCTTCCACCCCCTCATCCATTACGGGGGGTGGTAAGACAGCTGGGTCTGGCGCCCTTGTTCTGCATATACTGCAGATCTTGGTCAACAAGCCATGATCGCAGATGGGGCTAGTAGCTAATGCCACACCCTCGTCTACTACACGAGCCTGTCTCTCCTTATGTATCATAGCATCATCAAGAAGAAACTTCATCATGTCCTCAAAAGTGACCCACTCACTAGCGTTGGTTTCCACAACGCCCAGCTTAGGTTCTTTAGGATCTTTCCAACCATACTGATATCTACGCATCAACCACACATCCATGTTGTGATCTGATGGATAGACTTCTCTCCGCAGCATGCCGCTAGCATCCGCATAGTCAGGTTTCACCTTGACTTCGATATGCCAGTTAGGCCGCCTAAGAATACTCAGAGGATTCTCCGAAGTGTGCTTGGATTGTAGCTCCTTCACGTTTGTAGTGGCAATGACCAGATCAGGTTTTATCAAATACAAACCTTTGCTGTCAATGTCTGCCATCACAGCAGTGGTCTTGTTGTTGTTCACTATCTCAATCATAGCAGCCGAAAACTGTTTCTCTGCTAATGCAAAGGGAGTATTGGCGGCATCATCCAACGTTATAGTGTTGATGCTATTGCTAAAGCCATTCATGTGCTTATCCGACATGTGATAACTATACACGTGTCTGGGGCCCACTGCTATCTTCATCTTGTGCTGCATCATCGTCACGATGTACGGCACCAGACAAGATTTAGCAACAGAGGTGCCACCATATAGCACAAGAGTATAAGGACTCTCACGCAATGGTTGCGCATCCAGCTTGGTGCGTATCCATATGCGATGCCTGTTGATCTTGATGATTTGACCGGCCAGTGTGAGGCGTGCCTGTTTAGGAGCACTACGCTCAAGGCGCTTTGCGTACTCATACAGGTAATCAGCCTCTATGCTGTATGTCTCCAGCGAACCAGTAGGTCTACCGGCTTCAATCTCTGCTTGCATGAATTCTAGTCCAGCAACACGACCATCAAAGAGTTGCATCTCAGATGGTGTAGTGAACAAGTCCATGAGGGTTGTTTTACCCTGTAACACAGAGAGACCGCCAGTGACAAGCCACTGGAAGAAGTCGAGTATGGCAGAAATGAAACTGCCGTTTTTAACGACGACAGAAGCAGCCTTCCAAACCTTGGCAAACCTGCCCTCAGTGAGGGATAGGCCCATAGCGCCAGAAACAGCTAGAGCCACTAGTGCATATGCACATTTCTTGGCTTTATGGTAGAAGTTGCTAGTAAGCAATTTACTACTAGTGCTCATGAACCACTTGAGATCAGGGATCTCAAATTCAGCTTGCGCCTGTGGCTCTGTTTCTCCGCCCGTGAACATGGATATTAACCAAGCACAGGCTTTGTGTATGTTGTTCATGCCCACCAGCCTCGTTATGAGGCGGCCGAGCATGAGAGTGCAATCTTTCATAGTTTTGCACCTAGGCCAGTCATAGAAGAAGAACCAAAGAACTGCTTCTATGTTTTCGAGAATCTTATAATCCACCCTTGTGGCTTTGAGTCTCGTCATCTGGTCCCCACACATAGTGCGCATCCTGGTAAACAAGTCCATCAGATCATCTGTATTACGCGATTTCTCGCTTGTTTCAGATGCTGTGGAAATACTGTCCACCGATACGGTGCGTATTCTCCTGTGCATGGGGGTGGAATCATCTGAGTCTGCTGCCCAGGCAGGAATCTCTTCCTCTCTGGGGGAATCAGTCTCAGACATTGGTATGTCCTCATCGGTGTCATAAGCCCAATTAGGTTTCCTGACTTCGTCACCAGCTTGTGGCTGGCGCTCATCAAGTTCGTCATCCTCTTCAGGCATGACGAAAGGAATGTCCTTATCTGGGTCATAACTCCATAGGTCGTAACCACTCATGTACTCCTCAAACTTATCTAGTTGATACACATTGGTAAGCTTTGTGTATGTACGATAGAGATGATCTGTGTGTTTGCACGCCTTACAAGTCCTACCTTTGTTGAACTTGTACATAGAATGGCATGTACAGTGACGATGTTCAGACGTCATATCTACATGGAACACATCATTCATCTCATCTACTCTCTTGGCTATCTTATTCTTAAAAACTAAGTATGTATCTACAGGTGCCTCATTCGAGGCTTGTGTTGGTGAATGCATGGTGGTAGATAGTGAAGGCACTTGCTGAGAACAAGCGCCTTCACTGGCTACCTCCACGCACAATGAGTGCGAAGAGGAAAGACCAATGAAGGCGCCCCATGAATCAAAAACGCAGTGCACGGTTCTTATTTATCCGTGTCTAGCTCACATCTGGCAAGCCTGCGAAGTCAAATCTATACCTTTCCAGGGGTATAGACCCTCAAGTTTGTATGTACCTGCAGCAAAAGCTGACCGTCAAAGACGGCTACAGTCAATTATCGCACCGAAATAGTTGGCATGGCAGAGGGCTAACCTCAGGACCCATATCTCTATGAGCCACGCGCCTATTCACTATTCGCTGTTTCCTTACCTGTGTAGTGTATCGAAACTCCCTTGAGGCATGGGGCCTCTGTGTCGCGGTAATCTGGTATATTCAACAACTAACTGAACTATTCACACAGCCGGGTGACCAAAAACTGTGGGTTCAATATAGTCTACAAATACAAGAGCCGGCCACAACGCGCCACCCTAAAGTGTATGAATCCCTTTAAAACATCCGCAGATGCACGCCAGGGGACATTTGGCTAAGTGTTGATTACACTCATAGTTCTCGGTGTTTCTTGCACAGAACCCGTGATCAGTAAAGAAAGACTCGGCTGAGGCCAGCTTGTGCCACTTACTAAATATATACTAATTTGCTATACTAGCGTAAGGGTGACACAGAGACTATAACTACAGGAGAGTCTTCCTAAGCCTATTCTACTTGTTATACACAATATATATAGACTATGCTAAGGCTGTGGATTCCACCCAGCCACGGGTGATTACAATGTATTGTCGGCATGCATGCAGTGCATGAGACCATTGTAACTCCTTAAATGCCTAGGACTGCATTCCCAGGGTTGACCGAAGTCGGTAACTAATTTCCAGACAATACGTGTCGGCGGTTAGTCAAACCGGTAAAAAGCGTTTCAAAGAGGACAACTAAGCTTCTCTATACGAACATCTCGCAACTCAAAGCGAGCAGTAAGCAACGCTGTAAGAGCTGACGTGATGTGAGTAAAACTCACAACACGGCACTCAAAACAACGGTGCAAACAAATCTCGATGAAAGGTACAATATCGTATCTCAAAATCGTCTAGCTATAAGCTAATCACTCTTCAAAAAAG